ACGCCCGACATCCGCGAGGCAGACCAGAAGCGCGACGACCTGGATCGTCTGGTGCTGCGTGTATTCAACGGCGAGGACGGCCAGCGGTTGCTGATCTGGCTGCGCCACATGTACGTCGACGTGCCGATCGCCGTGCCCGGCACCGACCCCTCGCATGCCTTCTACGCTGACGGTCAGCGGTCGGTGGTGCGAGACATCCAGGCGCGGATCAAAAGAGCGAGGAACCTTTGAGCGAAACCGCAAACGAGCCCGGCAGCACCGGCCTACTCGACAGTGTCACGGTTGAAGACGACAGCAAGCCGGCAAGCCCCCAAGCAGCGCAGATCGATCACCGCGCCGCTGACCCCAGCGCACCAGCACCCGAGGATCCCCTCGAGCGCCCGGACTACTGGCCAGAGAACTTCTGGAAGAAGGACGCGAACGAGCCTGATCTCGAGGGCATCGCGAAGTCCTGGCGCGATCTGCGAGCCAAGATCAGCAAGGGCCAGCACAACGCTCCGGCTGACGGCAAGTACGACCTGACCGCGTTCGGCGATGGCAACGCCGAGAATCCGATGGCCAATGCGCTGACGGGCTGGGCGAAAGAGCGCGGTCTCAGCCAGGCCGACTTCGACGACCTGGTCGGCACGCTGCAGACGCAGGCCAAGGAGCTCATGCAGGGCGAGATGGTCGATCCGGCTGTCGAGATGAAAAAGCTGGGGCCGAATGCCAACGCAGTGATCGGCGGCATGGTCGACTGGGCCCGAGGCCTGGTCAATAAGGGCGTCTGGGGCAAGGACGATTTTGAGGAGTTCAAGATCATGGGCGGCACCGCAGGTGGCATCCGTGCGCTGATGAAGCTGCGCGAGTCATACGAGGGCCGAATCCCGATCGAGGTCGCGCCGATGGAAGGTGCGCCCAGCAAGGAAGAGCTCTACCAGATGGTGGGCGACCCGCGATACAAGACGGACGCCGCCTACCGTCAGAAGGTTGAAAGACTATTCCAAGCAGTCCTACAATAGCCCTGTAGTCTCCTCCTCCCTGATGGATTGACCCGGCCTCCCCGCCGGGTCTTTTTTCGTCCACTTGTCAAACGGGACGATCAGGAAATAGAATCGGCGTCAAGGCCCACCGGGTTTACCCGACCCTCACCGCAGCGGAAGCTGACGAGTGGCTGGCGCAACCAGCAAGCATTCGGCCCTGTGCAACGCAGGCCCACCGGCGCGAGAACCCCAAGTTTTCAACCGAATGAGGTGATCAAATGGCAATCGGTCTTTCCAATGCCTTCGTCACTCTGTTCGACGCAGAAGTCAAGCAAGCCTATCAAGGCAAGGCAATGCTTGTCGGGGCCACCAGGGCGCGTCGCGGAGTCGAAGGTTCTATCGTCAAATTCCCCAAGGTCGGCAAAGGCACCGCTACCCTGCGCGTTCCGCAAACCGACGTTACCCCCATCAACGCGAGCTTCTCGCAAGTCACGCTGACCCTGCAGGACTGGAATGCTGCCGAATACTCGGACATCTTCAGCCAGGCCAAGGTCAACTTCGACGAGCGCCAGGAGCTTGTGCAGGTTGTCGCAGCCGCTGTCGGCCGCCGTCAGGATCAGATGATCATCGACGCGCTGGTCAACTCGGGAACGACCGCCACCGTTGCGAACAGCATCGGCGGGTCGAACACCAACCTGAACCTGGCCAAGCTCCGCGACGCGAAGCGCCTGCTCGACAAGAACAATGTGCCGCCCGAGGGCCGTCACATTGTGATCCACGCCAACAGCCTGTCGAACCTGCTGACTGAGACCTCGGTCACCAGCAGCGACTTCAACACGGTCAAGGCGCTGGTTCAGGGCGAGCTCAACACGTTCCTGGGCTTCACCTTCCACGTTCTGGGCGACCGTGCCGAGGGCGGGCTGCCGATCGATGGTTCGAGCGACCGCAAGGTCTTCGCGTTCCATCAGCAGGCAATCGGCTACGGCGAGGGCATCGCGATGCGCACCGAGATCAACTACATCCCGGAAAAGACCAGCTGGCTGGTCAACGAGGTGTTCTCGGCCAACGCGGTTGCGATCGACGCCGAGGGCATCGTTCAGATCACCTGCCGCGAATAAGGAGCAGATCATGGCATTTTCGAGCACTGGTCTTGCATTGGTCGCCGGTTCCAAGGCTGGCAACGCACCGCAGATCTGGTCTTACCAGTCTGCTGATGCGATCGCCACCGTGAACACGTCGGGCTACTTCAACGACGTGGCCTCGCTGATGAAAGTCGGCGACTTGGTCTATTGCTACGACACGGCAACCCCGACCGCCAACCTGGTGGTTGTGGTGTCGAACAGTGGCACCGTTGTCGATGTGTCGGATGGCACGTCGATCACCGTGACCGACAGCGACTAATAGCAGCAGCAACCAGAAGGGCCGGCTTTCGCCTCGAGCGGAGGCTGGCCTTTCTCACATTGAGGGGCCGCAATGGCTGCAGGTGATACGGGAGTCAGGATCTGCTCGGACGCGCTGCTCATGCTGGGCGCAAAGGCGATCACCTCATTCAACGACGGCACCGACTCGAGCTCGGTCTGCGACCGGCTCTACCCCAATGTTCGCGACTCCACCCTGACGATGTACCGGTGGAGCTTCTCGATGAAGAAGATCGCGCTGGCGCAGCTGGTGACCGCACCCGGCAGCTATTGGAAGTACGCCTACCAGTTGCCTGGCGATCGCCTGGGCAACCCGATGGCGGTATACCCGAGCAGCAATGTAGGCACCCCGATCGACAAGGATTGGGAGATCCAGGGCGACCAGCTGCTCACCAACCTGACCGCGGTCTTCATCGATTACCAGTACAGCGTGCCCGAGTACGCGATGCCGCAATACTTCGTGCAGCTGCTGAAATACCAGATGGCCTGGCACATTGCCGAGGCGATCACCGAGCAGCAGGACAAGTCTCTGCGCTGGCAGCGGGTGGCGCTGGGCGACCCGGCTGAGAACATGCGCGGGGGTTATTTCCGGCAGGCCTGCCAGATGGATGCGCAGGGTAACCCGAGCCGGGTGATAGAGGACTACACGCTGGTGGCGGTGAGGTACTGATGCCGCGCTTCGTCGACCTGCAGAGCAACTTCTCGACGGGCGAGCTCGATCCCCTGCTGCGGGCCCGAGTCGACCTGCAGGCCTACAACAACGCGCTGGCCAAGGCCACCAATGTCCTGATCCAGCCGCAGGGTGGCATGCGCCGCCGGCCTGGCACCAAGTACGTCGCAGAGCTCCCGAGCAACGCCTCGGACGGTGTGCGCCTGGTGTCGTTCCAGTTCTCTGTCGACGACAGCTACATGCTCTGCTTCGTTCATCAGCGCATGTACGTCATCAAGAACGGGGCGCTGATCACCAACATCAACGGCAGCGGGAACAACTACCTGTCTGTATCAAGTATCACCAGCGCGATTGTCGACGACATGTGTTGGACACAGTCGGCTGACACGCTGATCGTCGTGCATCCTGATCTGCAGCCGGTGCAGATCCAGCGCACCAGCGACAGCGCCTGGACGGCCACCACGATCGCGTTCGACAGCATCCCGAAGTACGCATTCAACATCGACTTCCATACCAACAACGGATCGACGCTGACGCCGAGCGCGGTGAGCGGCAACATCACGCTGACGGCATCCACCACGCATCACGACAGTGGCGCAGCGCAGGCCGGTGGCGCGTCGACGATCACGCTGAAGTCGACTGCAAGCAGCACCAACGATGTGTACAACGGCATGTACGTCACGATCACCAGCGGGCCTGGCGCGGGACAGATCAGGATCATCGAGGACTATGTTGGCAGTACCAAGGTCGCGACGGTAACCCCGGCATGGACGACCCAGCCAACCAGTTCGAGCAATTACGAGATCACCACTTGGACAACCGAATCGGTCAATCAGTACATCAACGTGAGCCCGCAGGGCCGTGCAAGGATTGTCCAGTACGTCAGCTCGACAGTGGTCAACGCGGTGGTCGAGTACCCGTTCTTCAACACGACCGCGGTTGCTGCCGGCAACTGGGAACTCGAGCACAACTACGAGGATGTCTGGTCTGCCAATCGCGGGTGGCCGAGGACGGTGAGCTTCCACGAGGGGCGGCTGTTCTTTGGCGGCAGCAAATCAAGGCCCAGCACGATCTGGGGGTCGAAGATCGGGCTCTTTTACGAGTTCGTGCCGACCGAGAACTTGGACGACGATGCGGTCGAGGCGACGCTCGACACGAATGATCTGAACGTCATCACCGACATCATCAGCGGCCGCGACTTCCAGGTGTTCACCACCGGCGGCGAGTTCTTCGTCCCGCAGCAGGGATCAGATCCGATCACCCCGTTGACGTTCACGTTCAAGAACGTGTCCCGCAACGGCATCAAGCCTGGCACGCGGGTGCAGTCGGTCGAGAGCGGCACGGTCTTCATCCAGCGCCAGGGCAAGTCTCTCAACGAGTTCGTCTTCGCGGACACGCAGCTGACCTACATCACGCAGCGGATCTCGCTGCTGTCCGGGCACCTGCTGAAAGGCCCGCAGCGGATGGCGATCCGACGCGCCACTAGCACCGACGAGGCCGACCTGCTGCTGCTCACCAACACTACCGACGGCACGATGGCGGCGTTCAGCATCATGCGCAGCCAGCAGATCACCGCGCCGTCTGAGTTCGTGACCGATGGCGAGTTCATCGATGTTGGCGTGGACGTGACAGACATCTACACGGTGGCCGAGCGCGTGGCTTCCGGTGCGCTGCTGCTCGAGTCTGGGAGCGAGATCCTGACCGAGGGCGGTGATGGCATCGTGCAGGAGTTCGCGGGCACCAAGTACCTGATCGAACTGTTTGACGATGCGGTGTACACCGACTGCGCGGTGACCGGCGGCGCTGCTGCCAGCGCGTCCAGCCTGGTGATGACCCGCAAGACGGTGAACGTGATCTGCGACGGCGTGCCGCAGGGCAACGAGGTGGTGAGCGGATCCGGCACTGTGACGTTCGACCGGGCGTCTGTCTTCAGCTACGAGGTCGGCCTGCCGTTCACCGTGTACGCCAAGACGATGCCGGCTGAGATCCAGCTGCAGACCGGCAGCCGCGTGAGCTTCAAGAAGCGGATCGTCGAGATCAGCGCGGTGGTGAAGGACACGCAGGAGCTCGAGATCAACAACCAGCCGGTTGCGTTCCGGCTGATGGACAACCCGCTGCTCGACGAGCCGGTGCCGACCTTCACCGGCATCAAGCGCGTGAACGGTGTGCTGGGCTACGACCGCGAGCAGGCGATCGAGATCTCGCAGACGCTGCCGCTCAAGATGACGCTGCTGGGTCTTGACTACCGCATCGCGGTTTATTCGGGGACATAGGATGGCCGACGTTGGTGGCTACGATCCGGGTTCTGTAGGAGGCGCACCAGCTGCAACTGCAGCCGCTCCGTTCCTGTCCACAGGGCAGATGTATGGCGTCGCTGGTCTGATCGGCGCGTATGGCGCAGCGCAGGCGCAGCAGGCCCAGGCAATCAACCAGCAGACAGCCTACCTGGTGCAGGCCCGCGACACGCTCGCGGTGGCCGAGATCAGGGCCGACATGTCGGAGCAGTACGCCACCATCCAGGCCGGCCGCATGCTCAAGCGTGCCGACATGGAGGCGATGAACTACAAGATCGCGGGCAACACGCTGCTGCGCAATCTCCGCAAGACCAACGCGGCGGCGCGTGCTCGGGCTGCAGCCTCCGGCGTGGCGCTCGGCGAGGGCAGCATCCAGGGCATCCAGACGGCGAACGTGCAGGCGGTGATGCGCGACGTTGACATCGCCGAGCTCAACGCGCTGACGGCGCAGGTGCTCGGGTTCGAGGATGCGTCGGCCATGCTGCAGTCGACAGAACTGCAGGCGACTCTGTCGCGCTTCCAGGCTCAGCGACAGGCAGGTGGGCTTGAATTCGCTGCAGCCACTGCTCGCCGGACTGGCGGTCTACTTGCTGGCGCGACGTTGACACAAGGCCTTATTGGCGCTGCGAGGACGCTCTGATGGCGACGATGCTCGAATCCGGTCAGATCATGTTGCGCGGTGCGCAGGGCGGCGTGCCGATGGCGCAGCCGCAGCTGCAGGTCGCCGAGCCGATCGCAGCACGCGCTGCAGCCCAGCAAGCAGGCACGCTGGCGCAGATGCTCGACCGCATGAGCGAGAGTGCGTTTCAGCAGGCCGGCAAGCTCGCACAGCAAGAGGCGCTGCAGTTCGCCGCCGACAACCCGATCACGCCGGAGCAGATCGAGCTCGCCAAGAACGGCGCGACGATCGTCCCTGGCCTGGCCGGCAACATCTACACCGATGCGCTGCGCAAGGCCCGCGGGCTGCAGCTGGCGAGCCACTTCGAGATTGAGGGCCGCAACGAGCTCTCGAAGATGCTGACTGAGATCCAGAGCGGCAAGGCAACTGGCGAGCAGATCAGCCAGAAGATCGCCACATTCACCGATGGATACAGCAAGGCGCTGGCCAGCCAGGATCCCGAGGCTGCCATCAAGTTCAGGGCGACGATGGCCACGCACGGCAACACCGTGCTCAACGCCGCCTATGAGGCCGAGCTCAAGCGAGAGAAGGCGCAACGCATTGCCAAGTTCGATGCAGACTTCGACAACGGGGTGCGTCTGCTCGAGGCCACGGTGTCGCAGCAACCGGATCGGATCGACGAGCTCGCCGACGTGTTCCGGCGCAACGTCACCATGCAAGCGGTGCTGTTGGGCGATGCCGCCCTGCAGAAGGAGTACAGCACCAAGTTCGAGACT